TACTATTATACAGTAAAGATAAAGTTTGGTCTACATTTTTATACAAAGGTATATGACCTAGTTCAAGTTTTCTTAACCTTTTGCGAAATTCTTGTAGATAAATCTCAGCGGTGCCTTCATCTTCAAATTCCAAAGAGTTAGAAATTAAACTAGTACCACCTAAACTTAACCAAGGCACAAATGCAGAATTAGGAAGAGGGGCTCTGCCCAATTCTTGACGAAGTTGATTTAGTACATAAATGGTTGCGGGTGCAGAATCTATTAGTGTGCCGTCTAGATCATATACCACAAGTTTTACAGACATTACAAACCACGATTTAGTATCAAGTTCCTTAACGATTCGTTTTCATTGTACGGACCGTTGATGTCATTAATAGTTAATGGATTGTCTGCTTTAATTGGTTTAATCAAAGTTTCACCATTTATAATTTCTCTGCAACTCAACTGACCTTTTCTTAATGGGATTGACAAATAGAAATCCTTTAAAAAACCTTCTTTGGTAAAAACATAACCTTCTGGAAGATCTTTTTTTGCGTATGCTCCGCGGACTAATGCGTCAAGGTATTCTGTTTCGCTTCGTGTAATAACACGGCGTGATGTACTATTGCCTCCGCACATTTCTTTGGCTTTATGAAATGCTTTAAACCATTGATCACATTGTTCTGGTAATGAGCAGTAGTTTGAAACTGGCACACTTTCATAGTTAATGTCCACATGGCGTTCCCAAGTTCTAGCACCTTTAGCATAACTGAGAAGCATACTTGAATGCCAATCGTGATATTCGTGTGTACTTAGACCGATAACATGATCTGGATAACGTGCTTTTAGATAATCAATTTGATCTAACTGTAGGATATCGTCTTCTGACGGATACAAAGAAATGCAATGATTGATTGCAAGTGGAATATTACGCTTTTCAAAATAACGAACTAGATCATCAAGATCTTTTTCACTTGCGCCACCTGTACTAGCAATAACAGGACGACGGGTTGATGCAATTTTATCAATCAATACCCAGTCATTAACATCCGAACTAGCCAGTTTGATAATTGGCATGTTAAACTCAACGCACAGGTCAACACTCTTTTCATCAAACGGTGTTGCCATCGGAATACAGCTTACATTTCGAATTTCTTCAATCATCCGAGCAAAATCTGCTTTGCTAAGTTTAGTAGCTTCGGTTTTCTTAATATAGCGATTTTCTTGATTTCCTTTAAACTCAGGATGAATAAATTCGTCTACATCTCTAAATTGTAGTTTAATTGCGGCCTTAACATTGTTAAATTTAATAACTGCCGCATGATCGCGAATAATTTTAAGACCACGGTCTAATTTGCCCCAATGATTATTTGCTGCCTCTAGGACAAACAAATTTTCAAATAAATCTCTATCTTTTTGTGAAATCATTTTTTTCTCTTTATACAAATAAACTCATAAATCCATCAACCTTCTCACCTATGTAAGATATTTGGTCTGAAGTAATTACCGGACTACAACCATGAAAGAAAGTATTCTTCATAGTGTATGTTGCTATAGGATAGTTATCACGGGCATCTGCAGGATTCATTAAATGTGAATATGCAGGTTGCAACATAATATTGCCCGCAAAATAAGGACGAGTTTGGATTAAATTTTCTTCTAAGTAATCAACTATATCCATGCGAGTAAATGGAGCACCTTCACGGATCGTCAAAGGAAAAGCAAACCAACTGACATCTGCTTTTTCTCTGGCTCTAGGTAAGTGGAAAAACTTTTCATACTTTTCATAGATAGCAAACAATAGATTGTAATTGCGTTGGCGCAAGGCATGAATCTCTGGAAGTTTTTTAATCTGTTCAAGACCCATTGCGGCCTGTAGTTCAATTGGCTTTAGATTGTAACCAATTTCATCGTACACATATTTGTGATCAAATATTTCGCCCGGCATCTCCGGAATCCACTCGTTAAACCGTTTGCCACAAGTACCGCACTTTAACTTGTTTGCTTCTGGACCAACACAGTAACATCCGCGGCCCCATTCGCGCAAACTACGCACAATGATTTCTTGTTGAGGATCGTTCATGGCAACAAAGCCACCTTCGCCCATTGTCATATGGTGTGCTGGATAAAAAGAGCACGATGCCATTTCGCCAAACGATCCCAACGGCTTGCTATCATAGGTAGTGCCTAGTCCATCACAACAATCTTCTAATAGAATTAAGTTGTATTTGTTAACCAGTTCCATTACTTTATCCATATTAGGTGGATTCCCTAATACATGAGCAAACGTTATAATTTTAATATCTGGATCACTGGCAAGTATTTGTTCTGCTTGATTTAAATCAATATTTAAGGTGTCAATTTCGATGTCACAGAATACAGGAGTAAAGTCATTTTGTATAGTTGGATTAAGAGTAGTTGGAAATCCCGCAATAGGCATTAATACTTTTGTTCCAGGTGGAAAATTATAACCTCGTTTTGATTTCATAGCAGCCATCATCAACAAGTTGGCACTACTTCCAGAATTAGTCAGTACACCTCGAGTCTTACCAAATTCTCTAGGAAATATTTTTTCGAACTGCAAGCTCTTATTACCCATAACTAACCAACCGTTGAGTAGAGCTTCAGCCGCTGCTACATATTCATTGGCATCAAAATATGGGCCGGCATAGTTAACAAAGTCCTTACCGGCTATCCATGTTTTTTCTGTTTGTTTTTGTTCTATAAGAACGCGAATCTGTTCTAAAATTTCTTTCATAAATCACCAAATAAAATTATTTTGATAGTACCTAACAACTTTTTCTAACTCTGTATCAAAGTCTGCGTTTGCTGACCAACCTAAACTTTTTAATTTGGTATCGTCAATGCTGTATCTTAAATCTTGGCCAGGTCGAACCATATCAGTTAAATATTTTTCAATTTCTGTATCACCGTTAACTAACTTAATAATCTTTTTGACTACTTCGATATTTTTTTCTTCGTAATTGCCTGATATATTAAAAATTTCGTTTGTAACTCCTGATTCAATAATAGTAATTACAGCTCTGGCAGTATCTGCCGCATGTAACCATGTGCGTACTGGGGTTCCTTTATTATGTAGATCAATCTTGCGGCCAACCGACAAATATTTTACACTTTTAGGGATTAATTTTTCAACATATTGACCTATGCCATAATTATTTGTAGGCCTTAAAATTACATAAGGTAATCCATAAGTTCTGTTCCATGCTAGCACCAACATATCCGCGGCCGCCTTGGTTGCCGAATACGGATTACTAGGTTTCAACAGATCAGTTTCAGTGTGTGAACCTTCTAAAATATCTCCGTAAACTTCGTCGGTACTAAAATGCAATAGTACAGGAATTCTATGCTTTTGTTTTTGATTAATCAGTTTTAGAATGTGATGAACACCTTCAATGTTTGAATGCACAAAATGATCACTGCGTTCGATTGAGTTATCTACATGAGTTTCGGCGGCAGTGTTAACAATGTAATCACAATCATATAACATATCTAGGTCATTGATATCAGATTTAATAAATTTAAAATTTGAATAATTTTTAAATTCTGTTAAAAAAGTTTCATTACTAGCATATGTCATTTTATCTACACCGATAACATACCACCCGAGACTTAAACAATGTCGGGTTATATGAACTCCTATAAATCCTAGACAGCCTGTAACATAAACTATACGGGTTTTCATTTACTAAATCCCACAGTCTCTCTTTCTATATCGTCGTGATCAAACTCTGCCCAATATAATTCAAAGGCAACGCAATCAGTGACTGCTTCAAACTGATGATATTCTCCAGGAGCAACTTTAGTATATTGTCCTGCTTTAAGCACGGTCTCGTCTACTAGATCATAATTGTTCTTCCATACTCGAATAATCATTTCACCTGATTCAACAAAAAATCCATTCCACTTAAATTTGTGTTTATGCTTAGAACATACACCGCCAGCCTTGGCTTCGATGCGATGAAATTCTAATACTCCATTAGCTTCTAACAATTCTGTTTGTCCCCATACTTTTCCTTGTTTCATATTAAATCCTTCAATAACATATTACTTATTACAATACCTTATCCAGTTGTAAAATTTCACTTTGTCTGCTAACTTCTTTAACAAAATATGCACAGGGCGGATTTACATCGTCGTGTAACGGCACAGTTAACAATTGTCCGTTCTTCATTTTGGGAAAATACCAACGCACATCTTGATAAATGTTGACTATTTCTATAGGCATATATTCGCATTTAAATCCTTTTACAGGATTAAAAATAAATGCATCAAATCCGCGTTCATTTATACTGGTCAGTGGTAACACTTCTGGATCCATACCGCAGTCACGATCTCCTACTATCATACACCAGTCTAAGGGCATCTGTATTTCATATCCGCCAATGTTTAACAATATTGCAGGTGAATTAAATGATTCAAGAAAAATCAACGGCATAAAGAAAAAATCTGGCTCGCTGGGATTTGAATTATCTAGTACCGAAAATCTAGTATCTTCATCTACCTCATCGGGTAATTCGTTTAGATCAAAAGATCTATTGTTTAGTGTTAATATTTTCATTTTAATTTTCCTAATACTACGTTTCGGTGATCAACATCCCATGTTAAAATGTCATAGTTAAAATTAATCTTACAGAAATCAATTGCTCTAGTATCACCGTTTTCTTGTTCTACAATCAACAGAGGATTGTATTTTTTAATGGTGTTAACTGCACCTTGTAAAACATTTAATTCGTATCCGTCTACATCAATTTTAATATAATCAATATCTGAAAAATTAAATTCATCTATAGTGTATAGCTGTTCATCATACCACTCTTCCGGCGGTACTTTTCCATTGGTTATACTTCCAGCACCGCTTACCTTTATAATTTTATGCTCTTCACCCAAAGCACATTTAAAATGTGTAATTTTAGATAGGTCAACATTTTTATGAAATAGTTTTCTTCTTCGATAATCAAAACAAAAAACATGATTAAAATCTTTATGAAGGTATCTTGTGTATTCTCCATCTCTACAACCAATATCTATAGCATTTCTTTTTTCTGCAATAAAAGGAAGACTAGCCACCCACGTTTTTTTACAATGGTGATTAGGGAATTCTTGTGTACCATCTGGACTAAAGAAAAAATCAGTATCGTACCACTCCCAGTTAAATGTATTTTCAGAAAACTGAGTAGGTTCAAGAGGATATATCATATGTTTACTTTTGTTATCACGAAGGGGTACTTCGCTTCTTTATAAAATTTCTTACGTTCCGTAAGATGTCTTTTAGCATATTTGCAGGCGCTGGTGATATCCCAGATCTCGACGTGGTCTTTGTCTTCGGCTCTCCGAATACCCCGTCCAATGCTTTGTATAACTCGAACAAAGCTCTTTCCGGGCTCAATAAGAACCAGATTAAAAATACGGGGG